GATCTTTGCCTAGGAAGTAATCCATAGAAGATCCTTTACTATCATACTTTATTTTTTCAGAAATTGCAACTTCTTCTTTCTTCATCTTCTTCCTTGAAGGCTCATCATAAGACTTACCTTGTGTATGGAAGTGAGACTTTCTATCATCAATGAAGTTGGTCATCTTTGTAGACCCATCATTATTTTCCTTCTCACCCTTATACTTCTTGACTCCTCTCTTCATCTTATGAATAGTCTTACGAGCAGGAGCATTATACTTTGCACCGTAACCACTACCATAACTACGAGCAGCTCTATCTGCCTGTTTAGTTGGTGTGTCTTTTCCTGCGTCACCCTTTGGTGTTTCTAGGATAGTCTCTTCTTTCTTATAAGACTGAATAACTTTCTTTTTGTCAGCAGTAGTATAGTCACTACCACCTTTATACTGACGCTTTCTAGCAGCAATTACATCAGCAGAAGGTTTAGATGCTTCCCTCTCCTTTGCACGCTTCATAGCATTTGCCTTATTAATAGCATCATTTCTTGCTACATTAGGATGTAATGCTTCATCAACATCTAAGAAATTAACATATTTGTTATGCTCTTTCTGTCTCATCTTTTTCTTAGCGATAGCACCTGCGTCTCTTTTCATACGCTCTTTCGCTGTTATACCTTCTAAGATTTTACCAAGTCTACTGTCACCATTTAATTGTAGACCTGCATATGATCTACTTCTAGGCATGGAAGATGTGCTATCAAAATGAGGATTGTTTTTAGCAGCATCAGATTGTGAATTTCTTTTCTTCTCTAATTTCTTTGCTTTATCATCAAGGAATTTTTTCATTGCTGAAGTGTCCTTTCCTTCGTGAGTAAACTTCATACCTTTAGTTGCCTTGTCTTTGAGTGCTTGACGTTTTTTAGGATCCATATTCTTCTCATATTCTTTGAATGCTTTAGATCCATATCCTTTTAAATCACCTTTTTTAGGTCCTGTATATACTTCTTCTTTCATTCCTTTAGTTTTTACACCACGTTTCTCTTTGTGTGCTTTATGTCTTGCATCCATTGCCACAAGTCTTTCAGCAGGGTCAGCAGCATTACCACCTGTGCCTGTTGCTCTGAAGTTTCTGATAGATGCCTTACCATAGTTAGAGCGACCACGCTCTTGACTTAATCTTTGACCATCACTATCTTTTTGTCTCTCATTAAGAGTTTCTTCTGGTATTACATTTGAAGGATTTGTTGGTTTAGGAATCACTCCTGCTCTTTTATTTTCTGGTATTCTTTTATTTGCTTTATTACCAGAACCTCTATCAGTTTCTGTAGGAATATTTTTGATAGCTGCCTTTGCAGTTGGAGGATGAATAGATTTTAATCTTGCCTGTCTTGATACACCCTTGCCACCGTATGCCTCACCCACCATTTTCTTTGCAAGTTTAGCAAAATGTCTAAGTCTCTTATCACCTGTCTTTTTGTTTCCTTTTTCAACTGAAGATGCTACAGGTGACTTACCAGTCTTAGGATCAATATCATACATACCTTCCATAGTATCAGCAGGCACTGCCTTTACTTCTTGCTTATTCTTATCTTGTTTTTTCTTTGCACCAATCTTCATCTTACCGTCACCTCTATAGATGCCGTAGGCAGTCCCTTCTTTTTTTAAATTCATAATGGCACCTTTTCCATATTTGTCGGTAATAGATTTTTTCACTATCTCTAGTGCAGATTTACCTTTCGCTGCTTTTTGTGCAGCAGTCTTACCTTTCATAGGTTTACTAGGAGTATAAGACCTATTCTTAGTCTCCTTTGACCTATGGTCTCCACCTTTCATAAGGATGTTGTCTCTGTAATGATCGTAACCTTCCTCATTCATTTTCTTTTTCTCAGGTAAACCTTTGTGTTTTGTAGATGCGAAGTCTTTCGCATCGGATTTTTTTATGCGGGAAGCAACTCTGGCAACCTCAGGTGAGGAAGCTTTCGCCTGACCCTCTTTCTGAGCTTGTCTAACCATCCCGAAGAATCTTTGTTGTTTTTTGGAGACGGCGGGCATGGATTATCCTCCGACAATCTGGACTGTCTCAACAATAACGTTTGCACTTCCTGCTGTGAGTTTAACTGTTCTTTGGATGAGTGGCACAGTGCCTGCAGTTGCGTCTGCTGCACTGAGTGAATAGTCTCCACTTGCTGCTGATGAGTCATAATTAGTAGTGATAGTAGATGATGTTACTGCTGTAACTTGTTTTCCTGCAGATGCTGCAGTTTCAAAATCGGATGTGAATCCGTCTGTGTCACCACCATCAACTGTTTGTATGTAATCACCAACACTAAATGTGTGACGACCACCACCAGAATATCCCTCTGCAGTGACCACCATTGCTGCAGCGTCTGTTGCTGCTGCAATCTTAGCACCTTTTGATTTACCACATGAAATTAATAATGCTTCATTGGCAACCAAAGTAATAGCGGGACCGCCATCGACTTGAATCGAAGACGCAGATGTCGCAAGACATCTCAAGACACCAGTTTTAACCACGATGTAGCTGGTGCCACTACCTGATACTGTTTGGGTGTCAATTACATTTAATACTGACATGGGTAAAGATTCTCCTACTTTTCTATTTATCTCGTTGCTGCTTTAGAAACTTGGCGAGATCTGCTGTGCTACCTACAAACATAGTATTGTTTGTTGTATTGACCTCTTTTTTCTTAGGTGCTTCTATGTCAGAAACTTTCTTTTGTAAGTCTACTAACTTGTCAGCAACATCACCTACATGTTTAATCAACTGACCTGCAACTTCATACGCACGAGGTTGGTCTGACTCTTGTGCTAATTCCAATATACCATCTACAGCCTCTTGTCCTTTATCGATAAGAGAGTATAGATTACCACGAGTATATTCATAATCTTTTTTGAGCTGATCCTTAGTCGCCGTTTCCACGACTTCTGGTTTCGCCGAAGGGGGTTTGATGATATCAGTTGACACATCCATTGCGTCAGCTATACCGTCAAACTTACTCGTCTGTTCCTGTGGTTGGGTTTCTGGACTTTCCATCTGTAAACTCACTGTAAAGCTCATTAAATCCGAAGTTATCATCTGGATCTGCGTCAACAGGATCAGGTGTAACTGTGTAACGTACCTCTCTAGGAGCGGTAACCTTAGCATCGGTTGCATAATCAACAATCGCCTTCGTGATAACTTCACCTGTTTTGTCAGCGACAGGTCCGTACAAGTACGTCTTTGCGACAAACTGTAAGGTGTATATCAGTGTGCGACGTGTGTCATAGTCACCTTCATATTGATCATCATATTCCACACTCAAAAGTGTGACTGGATAATCTCTTTTTTCTCCCAGCTCAGCAACTAGATTCATTGTAATATTGAAACTAGGTTGGAAGTGTGGAAGAATTTGCTCAAGAATCTGCAAGGCATCATCTTGATTCTTAGATAGAATTGCCAATTCAAAGTTAACATTATAAGGAATTGGCATAAAACCTTTATTGGTTTTATCTCCACTTGTGTGTCTTATATATGAAGTTGGTGATAATTTTCTTGTGGGATCGTATTGTATTGCTCCTATTTCAAAAGATATTCTAGGTAATGTTATCTGTGTCCTATCTTTTGTAGTTAGATCTCCTAGTTGTGCGAGACGAGCAAGAAACTTTTGTTTAGGACCGTAAGCGAGAGGCACTTTCATTACCTCAGTTTTAGATCCAGACGTGCGTCTAAGCTCTATGTTATTAAACAGAGTACCGAAACCGATAACTGTCTTCTTAAAAATCTCGTGATATGAATATGTGCCTAGCATTAGAGACTACTTCCTTTGTTACCGAATTCACCAAATGGGTTGCCCTCACTAAAGTCTAGGATACCATCAGCGTTAGTTTCAAACGCAGAATTTTGATCGAATTCACTGCTCGTATTATTTAGTGTATTGTATGATGCAGAAGTCCAAGCAGCTCCAGATGTTTGGCCAGTAACAGTTTCGGGAATCGTAAATATACCCGATCTGTTGTAGACTTGAAGTTGTCTGGTTGTGGAATCCCAAGACTTAACCTCTGCTGTAACATTTGATGTGCCACCTGCAACTACTTCTCCAACTGTAAAGTCACCACTGCCACCTGTTGCAAAGTTGACTGTAACTGCAACAGAAAAGTCAACTTCAATCTGATCAACAGCAGCAACACCAGTATCGATATCCTCGTCGCTGTACTCGAATAGCTCACAACGCAAACCCCATACATGCACTTTACCTAACTGATAGAAAGGTTGCTCGTGCTCAACAAACTGTATCTCAAAAGTTTTGTTTGCCATAGGGAAGTGAATTAGATCACCTTCGTTTGGTCTACCTTCTACAATTAATTGTGCGTTATCATCTACTGCTTCTGTAAATCTTGTGCGTGATATTATAAAAGTAATTTGGTCTGATATTCTTACACCAAACTTACTAAACATATCTCCGTCGCCACGGAATCCTGAGGCATCTTCAATGTATGCTTCTATTAAAAATGCACCTTCAAACTTACTTAAAGTGTCCTCACCAAATGTATCATCATTCTTTACAATAGTCCTAGGAATATAATATACATCCTTACCGAACATCTTAATTTGCTCAGTAACTAAGTCACCGACTAAATTCTGC